CTCTTATCGGAGGAATTCCGACACTATACCCGCCTACTGAATTTAATGGATCTGCTGCCATGTATGGTCCCAAATATTATCTTATCTCTTATTTATCATTTTTCAACAAATGCAAGTTTGGCTGCCCACAAAAAAGAGCACCGAAGTGCCCTTTGATGTTTTGTAAAAATACAAATTAAGCCAATGCGCCACCGATTAGTGAGTATTGAGTAACTGTAACTGAACCACCTGCTGATGCTGTAACAGCTGCGTCTATCATATCTGTAACTGAACTTGAACCGTCACTTGTAATTGTGTCTAATGATAGAACAACGATTACGTTACCAGAGTCTGGTGTACCAACTGCATACAATTCAGCGATTTGTTGAACGCCTTGAATTGCTAATTGGAATGTGCTTCCGACGTTAGCGTAGTTAGTTTCGATGCCACTCAATGCGATTTTGAAAAAACCTAATTTACGTGTTGCAAAGTTTGTTGATGGTAATGTGCTTCCGTGAGCTTTTACTGTATATGCCATTTTTTAATTTCCTTTAAATGTTTGCCCTTCATATAGAAGTGCATACTATTATTTATTCCTCATAAACAAAAAAGCACTCCTAAAGAGTGCTTTTAAGTAACTTCCCATCCCGAGGGTTGTAAGTTTAATCCAATATTATTGGAATGTTAGTGTACCGATACCGATTTCACCTAAGTAGTCAGCTGCATTACCGAATGATGATGCAGTGTTTGTCAACTCGATGTAACCATAACGTGTCATAAATGATACGACTGGTTCGAATGTACTTGGATCTAGAACAACACCAGAACTCATCAATGGGATGTATGGGCAATAGAATGCTGCCGCATCAGTCTCAGATGAACCTTTGTATCCAACTAGAACAGGCTTGTCATCAGATGCATAGCTGTTAACGAAAACACGCATTGCACCGTTCAATGTACCAACAAACTTAGTGTTTGTAGGTGCTTCGAATGTGCCTTCTGTTGTACGAGCAAACGCTGAAGTAGTTGCAGATTGCAATACTGTCAATGCAGCTGGAGAAACAACAGCCCAATTACCAGCGCCACGACGTGTGCGTTGAGCAATCAAGTTAGCAACACGATTGATAAGAACTGCCAAAGCGGCGTGTTCGTCACCAACGAATGTAGCAGTACCAGATACTTGTGATTGGTTGTATGTATACTCTGTTGTAGCCAATGTGTGTAGGCTCAATAGAATTTCTTGGTCGATTTCAGCAGTAATTTCTTGTGCTAAAGCAGCCATGATTTCTGCTTCTACGTCAATACCATGTTGAGACTGTGCATCTTGTGCTGCCTCGAATGTCCAACGTGCTTGCAACTTACGTGACTTAGCTTCAACGGCTTGACGTAAGATTTGTACAGAAATTTGATTTCCGCCATTACCTTCAAGAGTAGCAGTATTTGCACCTTGATATGTAGTTGCTGTACCAGCACCTTTAACTGTTGTTGAATATGCCTGAGCAATCTTGAACGGGCTTAATGCTTCTTCACCAGCTGTTACGTTAGTTGCAGAAACACCATCGCTAGTTAAGCTGTTAGCATAACGAACACGTAGAGTGTGGATTTGACCAACTGGACCTGTCATTGGCTGAACGCCTACCAACTCGTTAGCGATAACTGTTGGCATTACACGACGGATAACTGGTAGAATCACACGGTTTAATGTAGCGATGTTACCTGCAGTTGTTGTACCGGCTGTTGATTCAGCCAATAACGATTTTTTGGTGTTTTCAAGAATAACACCCATTGTTGAGCGGCGAGTACCTTTAAGACCTTCTAACAGGGCTTCTTTAGTCTCATCCCAACGGCTTTCTAATAGAACTTGTGACATTTATATATCTCCTAAATTATGTCTTTTATTATAGCCCAGCCAAACGCTTAAGGTCGATCACATTACTGCGATTTTCTTCGACTTCATGTTGCTTAGTGGCAGATTTATCCCCAGTTACTACAACGCTTTCAGATAATACGGCTTTAGTAGCCTTCTTCTCTGGAGCATTATTTAGTACTGCTGGTAGATACTTATCGAAAGCGACCTGTAGACGAGGTGTTTGGACGCTTTCTAGTAAGTCACGCATTACCGTTGCTTTTTCCTCATTTAGAGTAGATAGCAATTCATCCATTGTCTTTTGACGACTTGTGGACTCTTTAATAATACGAACTTCACGTTCTTTTGATTCAACTAACTTTTTAGTTTCGTTGACTTGTTTAATGGATTCTGCTAATTGCTGATCCTTTTGCACTAGTTGTTGATACAACTTACGTGTTTCAGCCTTCTCATTTAAATGAGTAACTGAGAACTCGCTTGCGAAAGATTCGAAAATCTTACGTCCAAAATCGTTTTCACGAGCAGACTTAATATCTTCTTTCAATTGGCTTAGTTCACCCTTTAGATGTTTAGTTACAACAGTGTTCATTCTTGATGCAGATTCAGCAACGAAACGTGCTTTCAATGCTTCAAGTTGTGTACGACCTTCAGCAACTAACTTAACCTTGGCTTCAACTACTGCTTGTTTGTCTTGTGCGAATTCTTTAATTTCACGTGCTAAAGCATGAACAATAAATTGCTCTAACTTTTGCTGACTTTCTTTTTGTATTTGACGCTCATTACGTAGTTCTTTAATTTCTTCGGATAGTTTAGTAACCATGAAATTGTTAAACTTGGCTGCGTTTTCACGCAACTTCATTTTAGCCTGTACGCGGTCTTCGTTCATTGCTTGTTTTTCAGCATTGAATTCTTCAATCTCTGCTGTTAAACCGTCTGTAACCATTTTATCTAGGGCTTCTACCATTACGTTTTTATCGTGTTCGAAACGTTGTGCGAATTCTTCTCTTAACTCTGCACGTACTTGCTCTTTGGCTTCATTCAACTTTGATTCCCATGCCTCGTTTATAGCTTGGCTAGTTTCTTCGTTGATTAATCCACTTTCAAGTAATGGTTTAATGATTTCCAAATTCATTGGATTTCCCCTTTATGTTGTTTTTCTTTGTTCCAAGGAGTCCTGCCCCTTAGAGCCATAGAACGTAGAAGATTGGATTCAGGTTTTTGTGCTGGTCTTTTTTTACCAGTGTGTCCAGCAGATAACTTTTGACAGTATTCTTCAGACATTTTCTTACCTTTATTCCAAGCCACTCTACCCTTTTTTGACAATCCTAGATTTAATTTATGTTGTTCTGTTAAAGGAACTCCACCTTTATTTTTAAATTTACCATCACCGTTGTGTTGATTAAAACTTCTAGGATCATTCTTTGCATCAGATAATTGTAGAATTAATGTTTCTAATTGAATCATATCATTTACAGTACCTGTGCTAATTACTTCTCTATTCCAATCAGATGTGTTTTCTATAATCATAGGTTTAACTTTTCTGCTAGAACATATGTAACCATCTGATGGATTACAACCTTTAGCTGTACGTGAACCTACATACCACATTAATGTAGGTAAGTGAGTCCATTTATAAACGTAAGCCATTGACATTTTTAGTTTTTATTGATTTTGAGGTCCTTGATAAGACGAACCACTTCGTCTTTCAGGTATCTCTGTACTTTTCTGTCACTCTGTGCATCTTTTGCAATATCCAACATCTTATGACCATGACGCATATTCATCATCCCTTCATAAATTGCTTTAGGATACGCATTAGGTGCGCTTGGTTGAGCAACAATATCTACAGTGACTATTTCAAAGTCACTGACATGGCCATTCATGTCATTCACGTTTCCGCTACCACGACTTGATACGCCTAGTTTGACACCACTCTCCAACATTGTAGACACTAACTGTCCCATTGGAGTTGGTAAAATCTTTAACTTGCCGAATCCATTTGCACCGTCCATCCACATAGTAGTAATCATATGTGATACACGATCCAAATTGATTTTTAAATCATCTGGGTGATCTACTTCACCTAACACTGAGTGACCATCTGAAATTTGTTCATTAAGAGTTTGTACGGCGTTTTCAATTTCAGAAACAGGGTAAACACGCTCATTAGCGTTCTTTACCCCACCCTGAATGAATATCCCCTTCATATAAAGGGACTTCTTACTACCTTCACCTTCACTCTCAACGACCATGCTTGCACGGTCAAAAGTGAGATGCTCTTTGAGATACAAAGCCATTATCTCAGGTGTCCTTACTTAACAATCTTCTTAGTGGTCTTACGTGACTCACTAGTGATTGATTTTGCATTTTGACCGTCATCACCATGCTTTGGCTTTGGTGCTGCCGTTGGGTCTACGTTCTTGTTACCTGGAGCATTCTTGAATTGACCTGCGCCTTTAACATCTTTAGTACTTGGGTTTAACAAACCACCTTGTGTACCACCTTTTGCTTCACCTGCACCACCTAGTGATACAGCCTTAGCGCCATTACCTGATACTTTTGGTCCGCCTGAAACGATTGACTTAGTGTTTTGACCATTGTCACCGTGTGTTACAGAAACTTTCTGTAATTGTACGGCTTCTTCTAATGTGTCTTCTTCATCTTCTTCGTCATCAGATTCCATCATTTCATCGCCCATGTCTTCTTCGCCGCCCATGTCTTCTTCACCGCCGAAGTCTTCTTCACCTTCTTCGTGGCCCATTAGTTCTTCGAACTCAGCCATCAATTCGTCTAACTTGTCTTCCAAGTCAACAACACGGTCTTCTAAGTTTTCTTCGCCGCCTTCTTCGTCACCGAATCCGTCGTCTTCGTCATCAGCATTAACTTCAATGTCAGAGAATTCGTCTTCATCTTCACCAAGACCTTCTTCTTCACCGTTGATTTCGTCTAATAGACCACCAACTTCGTCCATGCTTTCTTCGACTGTATCTTCTTCTTCATCTTCCATCATTGATTCGTAAATCTCACGTGATTTCTCAACCACGATATCATGGAACAATGCTTTCGCTTGTTCTTCATTCTCATTGATAATCAAATCAATAAGTTGTTCAAATTTTTTATTGTCCATTGTTTGTTCTCCTGTAAATGGCTTTGTAGAATTATTTAGTGCGTAGTCGGATAAACTACTCAATAAGATAGTATTTTTTGCGTTTTTGACAAAGATATGACAAAAACTATGATTTTATAGAGCAGGTTGCTCAACAGGAGTTTCGTACTGCTTACGAATTTTCTTTAGATTTTGCGCTTTTTCATAGTTACGTACATCATTCATTTTACGTAATTTACGAATTTGACGTAAAGTTAATTTGGTTTTACGTGTCTCTTTCCACTTTTGGCGAGAATTATCAGTACTGGTATCTTGGTACCCATCTACTGGTTTGTCAAACATTTCAAATAACTTCATACAACTATTTATCTTACATTCCTAATCCCTGGGGATTGGTCATCGCTCCAGGTGGTGCATTCTCAGGTCCGTTTACAGGGGCAATAGTTTCCCCGGGCATTCCACCTTCAGCATTTTCATCAGGAAGATTTTCAGCATCTTCCAAGTCACTATCAATGTCACCTGCACTGATACCTATACTACGCAAGTCACTTCCGGCTGCTTCACCATCTTCTGGCTTGTCTTTTTCCTCATGCCACATTCTGCTATTTTCTTCGATTTCTTCTTCAGTTAAGCCTAAGAAACGTTGCATTGCAAAACGCTTTGACATGTATGGGAATGCTTCCATTGTTTGAAATACTGTTACACGTGCTGTGTCTAATTCAGTTTGACGATAAGCCGCAAAGTTTTGTGGTGCATTGAACTCAATATCAAACAATCCTGAGTCAATATTGAAGCCTCTCCAACGTAAGAATAACTTGAATTCTTCGTTTAGTTTACGACTTACATACATCTGTAATCGTTCGCAATATTGGTTGAAACGGAATTCTTGAATCATTGCTGTTCCAACACGTCCGTCATTCAATGGAGTAGGATTGTCTTCTGGACCTTGTGGTAAATAACTACTTGGAACACGCAAACCACGTGCTAACTTATTGTTAAAGTATGTTAAATCGCTTATCTCACCTAAATTCTGTCCACCTGGTAATGTTGTTATATCACTACCACGACCGTCAGCAGTTACTGGGAAGAAGTAATCTTCGTTCATACTCAATGGATTATATGATGTATCCATGATACTGTTACCGCCA